CACTTCTCCGGTCTTGCGCACCCAGTTGCCGCCCGCCTGGCTCTCCCAGGTCACTGTATCGCCTACTTTAATCATCCGCTTCCTCCGTTAAATCTTAATTTTCAGTTTCATTGATTCCATAACATTTCAGTTCTCGCTTCACAATGTTGTATTCAAAATTGACTGCAACACCATCGCGATGCCAAACTCCAACCAGAAACGGCACTCCCGCCCATGTCCCTATGGTTTCGCATTTGACAATTCCATACGATTCTATTTCTGGACAGTATACAGGCTTTCCCGCTATTTCCGATAATTCCTTTTGAGTGAGTGGCTTACTGTTCATTATTCTTTTCACCTCGCTACATCAATTATAAAGATCAAATATACTGATCTGACCCTCCATATCGCATTTTCTGGTGTCGATCAGATAACACTCCCACGTTCTTCTCATTGGAGGATCGCCGGTCCATGACCATGTTTGCTCGTATTTTTCTGTCATTTCCAGAGCCAGCCGCGCTGCATCATGAACTGTGTAAAATACCTGCAACCCAATATCACTTAAAGCATACCGATACGGGGTCCTGTAACCTTCCGGTGAGATACCCGTCAAACAAATCTCCACGTATCCGCCTTTATAAAAACCAGTCACTTCCATTTCGCATACACAATATTCCAGCAGCGGAGCGGGTTTGTCCTTTACGTAGTATCTATGCTCTTTTACGGCATACATCTTCGTTCCTACTTCAGGTTTTCTATTCATTTTTTATTCCCTTACCTCGGCGGCCGGTGAAAGTCTTTTTCTTTTCTTCCTCGGCCTCTGGCCCGTTCTATTAGTTCCGTTACCATACGGTTGATAGCCTCTTCCAGTAACGGATACTTACGTTTCAAGACAACCGCCTGCGTATGCATTCGTTCCCATTCGGGAGAAGCTTCTCGCGGCTACCTGTCCCGATACCGAAGCCAGAAATCGTTGTACACCTCCTGGAACCCACCTGCTACTTCCCGATCCGTCATAAGCTTTCCACCTTTACGTAAATTCCCGGACGCTCCGCCCAGTACTTACAGATCACCTCACAAGCCACCTGGGCGTCGTCTCCCCAGAAATGCAGTTCC